GTAGTACGACCGATAGACCACACGGGCGGTGGATCCTGATATATTTTGCCAGTCGTAATACCCGGACGTTTCAGATCCGCCGCCTCGAGCGGCGATGACATCCATGTAACGCCCGTGCACCATATTCGCCGGCCAATACTCGGTAAAAACAGCAATACCTTGCACTTCGCGCGGGGGGCGCCCGGGCGTTTCGATGCTCCAGCGACCATTCGCCTTCTCCTTGTTGAGCGTCACGTAACCGAGCCACTCACACTTGTTTCCCTGCCAACACTCGTAGCCCATGACGTTGGTCGACAGAATGTCCTTCAGCGTATCACCCTCGTAATAATAGGCTCCTGAGGTCTTGTTTTCCGGGTTGATCGTATCCCGCATTCCCAACAGATTCGTCAACCCACTCCGCTTCGTATAAGAGCTCTGGCCGTATCCACATTGTCCCTGCGAATCTCGAGTTCCGTATTTCGCGTAGAACAGGTTAGCGACGTCTTTATGCATGTCCCAATCGACCAACTGAAACCCGGGGCCGGAGTTTGACGCATAGATCATGAGGTCGCCCTGCGAGACGGATCCGGTACTGATCTCTCCGGAAACAGACTTCACGAGGTCATCCTGAAGCAAGGCCTCATATACCGCTGTAAGACATTCCGTATGCTCACACCAGTCAGGCTCGATCGCCTCAACCTTGTCGCTTGTCGTAAACAGGACATAGTCGAAATCTGCTGCATTGACAATCGTGAAGGCCAGTCTAACCGCACCTTCCGGTATGGGAGCGAAGAGGTACATCCCGTTCAGGATACCGGCACTTGAGGTCGCTCGCATTCTGCCGAGAATTCTTCCCGCAGAGTCCAGCCAGACGCCACCGTAAGCCGCCGACGAAAGCGACGGGAATCGGGCTTGACGATATCCGCCGGCCGGAATGTCGACAGCGCAATATGAATCTGCCGGCACGGCCGTCGCCGCCTCTTCCAGTGTCTCATACTCTTCGCCGATCCGAATCGCCATACCTTCAACGACCTCGAGGTCGTCCTTCTCGAGCTTGATGTACTGACCATCGACAACAGGGCACTCCGCGTTCGAACTGAAGAACGAGTATTTCTTTTGATTCAGCAGGTCGTTTACGCCCTTGTACCAGTAGTGCGGCTCGAACATCCAGACGTTGCCCTCGGCTCCGGTAAGAACCGCCGGGGTTGCCAACGCCGGGTCCTCCGCATCCGCATAGTAGTTCGAGTTCTCGTCGTGGAGCTGACAGATCGTCACCTCACCCTCCGCCGTCTTCTTTCCCAAAACCCGATGGCGCTGGGCGAGGATTCTCGAGATATGAGCACTGGGCGCGTAGTCATTGTCGTAGGCATAGCCTGTGTGATTGTCGAGATTCGATATATTATGCCCGTCGAGCACGGAATCATCGAACTCGATACACGTCCACTCAGGCTGGATGATGTTCAGTTCCGGGAAATGCTCGCGCAGCTCCTCGTAGAGAGCGTCCTCGAGATAGTTCGTCAGCCTGTAGGTTCCCACGAGCCGACACGTCGGGGTGTTACCTCCGGCCTCATCGACGCCGCCTACCGACAGCAGGTTACGCAGAAGAGCCCCGTCTCCTTCCATATTCACGCCTGTGACGCGCAGATACTTCACGTTGGCGCATCGGTCATATAGCTGCTTCCAGTCGATCAATGCGCAACCGTCAACAACCAGTCGCGTAATGTTCGACGTCCCCTCCAGCGTGAGCCCGGCGTTGCTCAGCTTGGCCAGATAGCACAGCTCGAGCGTCTGAATCGTAGCCGGCAGGACAACAGAAGCGAGAGGTGAGCCCTGGGCGAATGTCACGCCCGTGAGAGCGCTCCTCGAGGCCCTGAACGTCTCGAGCTTGCTGTTGGCACTCAGATCGAGCGCCGTGAAGCTGGGCGACTGCAGCCCGCTCATGTTGAGGCTGCGGAGGTTCTTGCAGCCGGCGACCAGCAGAGCATTCAGCGTACTCTGCCCGGCCGAGCAGCTCACATCGAGAACTCGCAGTGCGGTGCAGTTATTCAGGTTGAGGGTCTGCAGCAGCGCATGGCTCACGTCCGTGAGGTCAAGTTCCCGAATGCGGCTCGCTCCGTAAATGTACTGCGGGTCGTTGACGATGAGGTCCGTGTCGAGCGTCAGAAAGATCTGACTCCCGGCTTCGGGTGCGAGCACGGCGCTCTGATGAGGGGTGCCACTGGTATAGCCATAGCCAAAGTAGTATCGCTCGCTGGACGTGATTTTGATCTTCCGGTTGTCCCCGCTGAAAGCATAGCCGAAGTAGGCCGTGAAGCTGTCCGAGCGATAGGTTCCGGCGACGTACATCGCATCGAGCAGCGCAAATCGGTTCTTGATCGTGAAAACACGGTGAGCATAACGACTGCCCTGCAGAGCGTAGAGATAGTCATAGAACTTCGTTCCCTCGGTTGTCTGGACACCTTCGATCAGGGGCTGGATATACTTGAAGTAGCCGTCCTTGTTGTAGATACGCTCCGACCAGTTTCCCATCTGCTCGACGTTGAACATCTCCAGCACCGACTCCGTGCTCATGTTCGAGCGGATCGTAGCTGCCGTCTCCATCAGCTTGTCGGACAAAGCCTCCCGCACGAGCTTCCACAGCACGCTGTCGTGTCCGGCGAAGGCGTAGGACCCGATGCTGTCGTCGTAGGTCTCCTCGGTGATCGTATAGTCGTAGGCCAGCATAGCATCGTTACGGCCGCCGAGGATTGTGTCGGCGTCGTAAGGCAGGAAATACCACTTCAGTCCATCCCAGGTGGCAAGCATCATGTTCTTGGCCCGCTGGTCCACAGCCATGAAGTAATCGGTGAACAGGTACCATGCGCACAGCGAATTGACATCGAAATACTGCGACATCTCTGCCGCAAAGCGCTCCGGGTCATCCTTGCAAGCATAGACCCAACTCCACAACCGCTGCACAGCCGCACGGTCTTCCTCATGCGCATCCGCCCATACTGTGTCGGCCTTGTAGCGGAATTCCAGTGCATCGTCGAACTCCGACATATCGTCCGTTGCAAACAAACACAACGGTTTGCTGTTATTCAGAAACTCGAGACAGATACACTTGTTGCGGCCGCCGGCCAGCGCCTCTTCATCGTTGAACCCCTCGATACCTTCGAAACCGTACACCTGATGGCTTTCGGACTTCTCGTTGTTGAAGTTGAACTTGCCGAGATATCCGTTCGTGCCGCTCCCATCCTCATCGTAGAACCCATCACACGGGAATCCATCGACACCAATCCGTACGTCGTATTCCCCTTCGTAGGCAGCCTGCGGGGGCGTCAGGAATCCGCACTTCTTCCAGACATCATTCACCAGCCGCACCGCTCCTGTGTTGTGCGTCGATGAAGAATCGGAGAAGTCCGCCTTCAGGCAGAATATCTTGACCGGTCGCGCACCTGGCTTGAACGAGTAGCTCAAGTCTGGGACGGGAGATCCATTCACTGTCAGCGTGGTTCCGTACTTATCCGCCCGATCGAAATAGAGCCGATAATTCTTGCGGGGGTAAGTTGTTGAGGACGTACCCTGTATGCGCAGGCCGACTCCTTGGGCGATGAAGTCATATTCGGGACCGTAGGCCGAGTAGAAGTAGACGTCGACCGGCACCTCGAACTTCTTGTTGTTCGTCTGATTGACCAGATCCACGTCGCCAACGATCCGGATGACGCTTTTCCCTTTGGCGCGGAGCTTCTCGATATCAACGGACAGACCCTCGTCATCCATCACCTCGTTGTTCTCGAACAGCGACACCATCTCATCGGTAGTCGTCCGGTCGACGATGAAGTTCGACAGCATCTCGTCGTCCGTCAGCGCCTTCTCATACACACGAATCGAGCGCAGCTCGACATCGGCCGCATCGGACCGAACCGAGATCGTCGCCGGCGTCTCCTGCAGGAAGCTCTCCGAAGTGGCGTACTGCTTGGCTCCGCAGCGGATACCGTTCACGTAAAGCTCCATCAGACGAGTGCCGTTCTTCTGCTGCACGACGAAGCCGATATGCAGATCCATGTCGGCCGCGAACTTCGTGCTCACCGACGTCCCGGCGGAAGCAGTCATCGAGGCATCCTGCGTCGTCATGCGGAACCCGATACCGTTGGCCAAGCAGGAGAGGATCTCGCCTTCACGCTCGGTGACGTTCGAGCAGTTCAGCTCGAATTCGTAGGTGGCACCGGTGGTCGCAGCATCTGCCGCGAACGGCCGGAACCCGATCTCGATCGAGGCCCCATTCATCATCTTCAGTGTCTCTCCCGTCCATCCCGAGCTATTCCAGTCAAACCCTTCAAACGTCGTTCGAACGTCACCGTAGCTCCATTCAGCCGGATTCGATTCGGTGTTGCTTCGGCCGGCGGCCGACAGCTTCAGCGTAAGAGCGTCCGTTGCCTCCGAGATATCAATATCCGAGGCGGTGACGTCAACGTTGAACAGGTACGATGTAGAACCGCACAGGAACATCATTTCGACCTGTTCTTGCTCCGTAAAGCGATTCACATACTGCTGAACCGTGCGGGGAACGCTTACCGTCTGTGTCTTCGCGTCATCCCGGTAAACGGACATTGTCGCGGGGGTCGTGGCAGGGTCGTACACCACGAACTCGAACGACAACTGCTCATACTGCCCAACGGAAATGCGCGGGGTGCGATATTCGGCCGAGGAGAAGATCCGGCCATCGGCAAAGCGCATCATCGTTCCGATGAAGGGAGCTGATGAACCCGCCTTCAGGAAATCGATGTAGACGCTCTCCGACTTCAGCGTCAGCGATTCGTCTGCCTCCATTTCCGCAACCATCTGTACCGTGTGGCGCCCGGCAGCAAGCCCGATCATCGAAATAGAGAAGCTGCCGTTGGTGGTACCGGATTTGCTCACCTCCCGACTGTCCTTCTGGACGCCATCCAGATACATCGTGACGATCTTCGTTCCCGAGCCGCTGACCGCGAACGGGATGGTCACCGTATCGCTGGCCGCATATCCGCCGGAGGCAATCGACGACGCGAGATTATAGCTGCTCGACAGAGACAGCGTCACCACTCGAACACTCACATAGCCCTGCTTGGTCTGTTGCCGGCCAGAAGCCGGATCGGTAGTCGTGGCCTTCACGTAGATGTCCGTGGTACCTACAGCCAGGTATGGCCCGAGGTCAAAGGTATAGCTTCCTTTGCCGACGTTCTGAATGCTCTGCGTGTACAACGTCGCAGAGCCGCGGAGCAGTGTGAGCGTGATCGTCGCCTTCTGGCCCGTGGATTCGCCCTTCTCATCGCCGGCGCTATACTGGTGGTCATACGTATACGTGAGCCGGGCTGAATCGCCCTCCTTGACAATCGCCTTGTCTACGGATGCATTAAGGACGATCTTCGTGGCGGACGCATCACCACCTCCGCCTCCGCTTCCGGCCGGGATGTCAACCGAGGCAATTTCGGCCCCGCTCTTGTTATTCAGAGTCAGCCGAACCGTGCTCTCGTCATCACTCACCTCGGCGCCCATCGAGAACACGGTATTCGCCTCGATCCGGTCGATCGCTGCCGCTACCGCCGCGTTCTGAATCGGGTTCGTACTCTCCGGATCGAGCGTCTCATCGGTCTCCGGCACATCGACGTTCAGCGAGATATTGCCGGTCGGATCCGGAGTCAGCTTCTCGCCATTGAAGGTCACTTGTTTGACCGCACCCTTGGCGCCGTATTCCTCCCATCCTGCAGGTGTGAGGAATGAGTCAATGCTCGTCGCCGTGAAGCGATATTCGCGCCAATCTCCGGCCGCAGCTTCGAACGTGATGATCATGCCTCGCTTGCCGTCGTCTTCAACCTCCGCGTTTGCCAAGGCTGCAACCGCTGTCTCAAGCGTGTAGAATCCCTCGGCCAGAGGCTGCTCAAGCGTGACGTTGTAAAACCCGCTGCCACTTCCGGAACCGCCTCCAAAGCTCCGCCAATTGGCGGCCGTCGTGAATTGGGAGGTCGGGTCTCCGGTGAACTGCTTACACGTCCAGCCCTTCGCCGTTCGGAAAATCAGCACGACGCCATCCTGCTGGGCCGCCGTAATCCCAGCCGCTACCAAGGCGTTTGCCGCAGCGACCACATCTTCGTATGACGATGTCGTGTTCAGCACGCGGTTCACATTGACAACGGTCCCGCGCAGTTCCCCGGCGACGCCATTCAGGCTGTTCAACGCTTCCGTCACCGTCTTCGTCACAGCCTCCGCCGTTGCTGCTGCTTTCGAGGCCGACTCTGCCGCACTCTTCGTTGAATCCGTCAGCGAATCGAGCTCCTTGAACTTCGAATCCGCCTGCTCGATCAATTTGTTAACGGAGGCCGCAGCATCTTCAGCCGGCTTCGACAGCAAAGAGATCGGCACACGCACGACCTTCGCGCCCGACATGGCCGGCAGTGAGTTGACTCCGGAAAGAGAGGATACCTCTTCCAGTTCTGTTACGCCAATGGAGGAAGACTCGATCTCAGCGAGGACCTCCTGTTTGATCTGCTGTTTCTCTTCGTCAGTCATTGCCATAGTTATTCAGTTTTATCGGTGGGAGTATTGAGTTCCTTGATTTGAGCCGCAAGCGCCTCGATCAGTGCCGGGGTTCCGAACTGCTCAAACGCCAGCTGCAGCGTCCGCAGATCATCGTCACTTACGACCAGCTTCCCTTCGCTTTTATAGATCATCAGTGCCAAGTTGAGCGCCTCGATACCATGCATCTGGTTGTACAGCATATTGGCAACCGACTTCCGTACATCGCATCGCACCCGCTGCTTCTTCGTGATGTCTGTAAAGACATCGAATTCTTTAAGGTTGATCGTTTTCATCTGTTGTTAATTGCTATGGTTCAATATCTGGTATCTGAAGCCGTCGATCTTCGAGATCAGAACCTGAATCGAATCTCCGGACGCCAGTTCGTAGTTTATCATATTTTCATTATGGTCGTAGATTCCCTTCAGAACAATGTTTTTCGACCCCGGCCGAACACGGAAGGTTACGATGGCCGCAAAATTGTCCGGAAGCGACACAACACCGAAACTGCTTGCCACAGACGTCTCTGTCGGTAACGTGACCTCCACTTTCCCGTAGTTGGGGTCGTTGTAGTAAAGCAGGATGACGTTGTGTTGTGAGAAGTCTACAGAATAGCTTCCAGACCCAAACGTGAGCAGTTCCGCCTCCGTGTTGATGAACGCCGGGGCCATCAGAGGTGCGTTGCTCTGAATGCCGTAGTTTTTCGTCGCCCCCGACACATCGATGAACAGGCCATAGTTCGCATTGTCAAATCCGTAAATTCCGAGGTTGTTCTTTTTGTTGTTGACGATTCGCCCCGCTGCGCTGAATGCTCCGCCGGAAGACGCGGGGATCACATCATCGCCGAACATGACGTAGCCGTTATCACCGCCGACCCGGAAGAAATCATTGTAGATTGCCAAGCTACCGCCACCACCGCTCTGCGAAGCGGTAGCGCCTATGCGGTTCTGGCCGATCTCGAATCCTCCGATCGTCCCGCTCGTCGCTTCGATTTTGCCTCGAAAAACGCCGTTCTTCGCCTCGACGGATCCATCCTCGAGCACCTTGAAGTTCTCGTTCGCCGTGACAAGGCCCTCGAGCTTGATGCTACCCGCTTTAATGAACACCCCATCCGTTGAGGCGCCGACAAACGATTTCAGGGTCCCGTCACCGTCGATGGCGAACAGCCCCGTCACATCCTGTTTGCTAATCAGCCCGGTGGTATTGATCAGATTGCCGTCTTTGTCAAACGACTCGGTGGCGATCTTCACCAGCAGATCCGTCTGCTCGAACAGCGTCTTGTGAGAGTAGACGAAGTCTTCGATATGGTCGAGCGAAAGCATCAGCATGTAGAGGTACATCTTCCCGGTAAACGTCAACTTGAAATCGCCGGTACCGTTCCAAAGACCGCTGCCCTCAAACGTCCGGTACCCATCACCAGCCTCAACCTCTTGCGAAATGTGGAACTCCTCGAAATACTGGAATCCCGTCTGATCGACCCCATCGAACACAATATCGAGCGTGCCAGATTCGAGGCAGCGGTAGAAGAATGTCAGGAACACCGGCTTGGCCTTCAGTAAGCCGTCCAGCCCGGCCTCGTATGAGGGCCGAGTTTTGAAGTCTGCGCCGCGCTGCAGGATGTAGTTGTTGTTGATGCACATCACCGTCCGGCCGTCATGTTCCTCAACGGCCGCGTATGTCCCCTTGGTCGAGTAGGGAGCCGAATTCAGCCACAAATACTTCCCGCCCAGCGTGAAGAACCGGATGTCGTTGTTCGTATCCCAATAGCGCATCCCGTCGCCGAAGTTCGGGTTGTTTAGGAAGCTCTCGCCGGTCGTGAAATCATTTCGCACCGACTCGATACTCGTCCGGATCGTATTCTCCATGACCTCGAACTTCGTGGCCACATCCTCGCCGGTTGTCAGCAGGAAATGTCCCCGCAAGAAGGCGTTGTCTGCATAAAGGCCATAGCCATGGGGTTGCCCGTCGGCCGGGAACCAGCTGTCGGAGATCCCGTCGAGATTTCCCAACCGGGCGTGCAGACATCCCGCGAGGGTTTTCCCAGACACCCCATTCAACACATCGATGCGCGGCTGGCCGTCTTCTGTTGCCGAGATCGAAATCACACCCTGACGCAAGGAATTGTCGACACTGCCCATCAGGACGACTTCGTCGCCCACCGCCGGCAGCGCTCCCTCGAACTCCGACACGGCCACCGTAGCAATACCGCCATCGACCGACGCCACTTCAACCCAGTACGCCTTCGGGGTGATTCCGTTCGTCACGGAACACCTGATCAGGTCGCCGGCGACGAACGGGCAGCCCATCTCAAAGGTCAACCGGTAGTTCTCCCCGGTCTGATCCATATCGACGCTCGCAATCTTTCCGCTGGCTGCCGAAACGATCATCTGCCCGCCGACAGCTCGGACCTTCTCGACAAGCATCTCCAGTACACTCATCGTCTGGCGAACCGTCAGTCGGTCGATCGTCAGATTCGAGATTCCGAGTTCGTTCAGCCATAGCTGCCACCCGGATCCCGTCATCCCATCCTCGAACGACACGCTACGCAATAGGTTGCGGACAACGACCGACAACAGCTCCGCATTGCCCTGCGCATCGATGTTTCCTCCGGTTGAGCCGGACTTGAATCCGCCGATTCGAAGTCCCTGCTCGAAGGTGATCAAGCCCTGCGCCGTGTCGTTCGATCGCTTGTTGAGAAACTCCTTCATCGAGCGCTTCGACGAGAAGAGGTTGAAGTCACTGGCCGGCGTACTCTCCCAGCTCCGGACGATATCGGGCAGCGCCGAGGAGGCGGTCTGCGCATAGTGCCTGATCTCCGACAGCTCGTCGTCGACCTTATTCCGATAGCCCTTGCCCAGCACATCGCTTATCTCGAGATCCATCTCTGTCGGCCGCAGGATGTTCTGCGTGATCGACGTGATACGGCTCGACCGGTAGCCGGTAGCCGGAAAATACTTTGCACTTTCGAGCCGGACCCGCTGGCCGATGTCGATATTCAAAGCACGCTTCTCAAGATCGACGTAGTCCGTTCCGCCTTTATACACGAAGCGGTCTTTGTTATGCTTCTGCATATAGACATCGACAGCCTCGGCATACTCCTTCTCGGCCAGCGGATAATACTCGGCCGGCATCTTGATGTTCCACAGAATATACGAGTCACCCTCCTTCGGGATGAGCACTCCTCCGGGAAGCTGCGTATCGTCATCATACGGCCATTGCGTGATGATCTCGAACTCCTGTTTACGGGAATCGTAGTTCACCTCGAAATCGCGGCCATTCAACTCCCCGCTCTGGAACGTCACCTGCTTGACCAGTCCGGGCAGCTCGTAGTCATTCGGATCGAACGGGATCTCCGAATCCTTGAAGTAGTAGATCGTAAACGGATCTCCGTCTTCGCCGGTTTTCTCCTCGCTCCGCACGCTGCTGATCGTACCGACCCGGCGAGGATAAATTCCGGAGAAAGCCTCTTCTTCGTAATACTCGACAATTCCCTGTTCGATATTCTGTTCGACATAGGCCATCTTGCTCGGGAGCTGGAGCCGGGAATAACCGTATTCGTCCGGGTCGATGTTCCGGGAACTGCCGATCGGGAACAGCCGGGTGAAGAACTGGATGTTGTCGGCAGCCTGCCGGTCAAGGCTGGTTAGGCCATTGTCGTAGCCGAGCGTGATCTCCTCGCCATATTCACAACGCCACAGGTTCACCGTCTGGCCATCGAACCAGAATTCGCTCTCCGTTTCATCGGCGAGCTTCGACAGGGCTTCATCGCAGTAGGTGCCTTGGTAGTCGATGGTGATGTTCTCGGTCGAGATCACCTCTCCGACCTTCCAGTCGGTCACGCCCAGCTTGCGGTTGATGTTGGCGACGATAAGCGCCATGTGCTCGCGGGCCGGGGCTGTCAGCGAAAAGACCGGGTCGTTCTTTCCGTCGGTCAGCTCGAGGACCAGAGCCTGCCCGATCAGGTTCTCGATGCCGTAGAACTTGCAGTTGTATTCCCACTCGACCGTCGACACCTCTTTGGGAACGTACTCCTCCATGGCCCAGAACCGAACGCCGGCAAAGTCCACGTAGTCGAGCACCTCGATCCGCACACACTCGAAAGCCGTGAACGTCAGATTCAGGACATGATCCGACATCAGCGTCTTCTGGCGCGTCGAGTTGTCCGACGGCGACACCGTCAGCTTCAGCGCTTGGTTCTTGCTATGGATCGTCAGTTCCATATCAACCAAATCAAATAGCACACACCATATCCGGCCGCGATGCCAAGGGCATCCGCCAGCAGATCCCACCAGCACCAATGGTTGCCGGTGGCATTCTTATCGCCATACTCTTTCCCGATCGAAAGTCCAGCGGCGAGCCAAACCCCGGGTCCTCCGAGCGCAAGAACGACCGCAAAGTTGACGGCGAAATGTTTGATTTTGTCTTTCCCTATCTTCATGTTTTATGCGTTTGAATGGTGTTTGAATGGTGTTTGAACGATATTAAAAAGCCGGATTCGGCTCTCTGAATTTGACCGTAAACGAGGCGTACACCTCACCCTCAAAGTCGGTCAGTTGGTCGTACCCCGTGCAGTCCTTGTAGAAGAAGCGAAAGTGCCTCTCCAGTTCCGGAAGGTAGAAATCCAGCCAACCGTCCTCTCCCCGCTGCAGGAACTCAACGAAGCCAGCATAACGGGTGAGGAACTGCGCTCTATCGGCGGCTCCGATCGTGAACCGGAGCGTGACATCGCGGGCCTCCCGGCTTTGAACTATCCGATCCGGGAGCTTCACTCCGTCATGCTCACGGAAGGAAACCTCCTTCTGCTCCTTGACTGCAGACGGCTTCATCAGGGCCGAGTAGTTCTCCGTCACATCCTGTTTTTCCTCGGAAAGAAAGGCCCCGTATTCGACATAGGGATCTATTCCGTTGATCGTAAGCAAACCCTCGAGAATCATGGCTATTTCATTTTTAATCCATCCCGTTGAAAAGACTGCAGCAGTGCCAGCATCAGAGGCAATGCACTTGTGTTCGTTGCGATCCGGCCCAGCACATCCAAACAGCCGCCCAACCCGGAAACAGCGTTGTCCATCTTCTCGTCGATCGACGCCCAGTGTATCTGGCCAGAGGTGAACAGACCCTCGAGCTTCGTGCCCTGATCCTGCGTCATGGTAGTGAAGGCGCCAGCCTTCCCACTTTGCGATGTCCCGCCCTGCCAAAGATCGAACCCCATCTCTTCCGCCTTTTCTCGCCACGCCTCAAGCCACGCCTGGGCTGCACTCATGTCTGAACCAATGCCATCGTAGAAATCCCCGATCACCTCCATGGCTTCGTTCGCAATATCTTCCGGACTGCCTTCTCCGCCATACACATCCTTCAGCTGCGATTCGAGATCATCAAATTTGTCGGCGAAAAACAGGGAATAGGCGATCTGCTCGCCCAGATTCTCCAAGACGGAGGCGGCCTCATCTGCGAAGTTCTCCAGCGCACTTCCACCTTCTGCCAAGGCTGTTTTTATAGAATCGAGAGCGCCATCGCCCAATGATCCGAAGGTCTGCTGCAGATAATCTTCCAGCGCCTCCTCCGCCTCGTCCATCGCATCCTTCAGCTCGATCAGGTTCTCCAGATAGGCCCGAGTCTCATCCGACATCTTGCGCGTGTCGAGGATCGTCTGCAGCATCGTCGTGTCCAGCTCCCCATTCGCATCGATCAGTTCAGGGTAAACTTCAAGGATACTGCTGTACAAATCTTTGCCTTTGCCCCATCCGAACAATCCCGTTTTCTTGTGGCCTGTGACAATTTGGGCGTCCCACAGGCCACCCAACCCCTGCCGATAGGCTTCTGCTGCATCAGAAAGACGGCCCTGATAGAAGAACCTGTCGATGTTAGAGCCGGCCATTGCAGCATACTCAGCGCCCTTTGCTGCTGATCCAGCCATTTCCTGCTTAAGCTGCGCATAAGCCTGCCGGAATACATCGATCGCGTTGATCGCCTTCTCAACCTGCCGTTCTCCAAATACGCTTGTCGCCTTCTCAAGCAACAGATTTTGTTCAAGAAGCGCCAAATTGTACTGACGCTGAAAATCGAGTTTTGCCCGCTCGATCTCCTTGAGGGCCTCCTGATGGCGAGCTTCCGCGGCAAATGCCTGCCCGATAAAATTCGCAGCTTCCCCGATGGCAGCTCCGATACCGCCGATGATTCCTCCCTTGGCGAACCCTTGTCCGATGTTTGAGACAGCTCCGAGGACCTGCTGCACGCCTCCGATCGCATCGGCCGTCTGCGTGTCGCCCATTGCCTCGAACATGTCCGACAATTCCCCGGCCGCACTCGATGCTGCGCCGGAGATAGATCCGATCGCGTCGGATATGTCGTTGAAATCTTTGGCCCCCTTCAGTTTGGCAAGCCCCTTCTCGAAGGTTTTGAATATCCCTTCCCACTTGTTGCTGCTGCTTCCCGATCCAGCCTTCAAAAGTTTGTCGAGAGCCTTGCGCAATTTGTCGAGGTCGGCCGGACTCTTTTCGATATTTGCAAGATCTTCCGGGGAGATAAAGGTGATGCCTTCGGCACTCCCATTCCCAGACAGATACTCCCGCAGCTGCCGGGCCTGTGCGATAAGATCCTGCAACGCCTTGAACGACATAGATGAGTAATCGCCGAAAAGTCGCTTCAGGAAATCGTTGTCCTTGAACGCCTCCGACGCCTCGGCCGCATCCACCTTTGACAAATCTTTCCGCTTCGTCTCCTCTGCCACCTGTATGGCACGAGTGATTGCATCGTCAGACGTAGCATTCGACTCCACATCCTGCTTCAGTGAGTAGTATGCGTCCTGCAGTCGATGAAGTTTCTCTCCGGCCGATCCATCAGGATCCACATCGACCGCAATAACAATCCCCATCGTGTCGGCCTTCAATATATCCTCGGCCCCATTGAGTGTATTATCAATGTAGGATGTCAGTTCATCCTCCGACAAAACGGTTCCATCCGGCAAGATCGGAGTCACAAGAATCTCCCGCTGCTTTCCGGAGGCATCCTCAATACCGAATTGCGAGCTGAATACCGTAGCAATACCCTCTCCGGCATCTTTCCACCCCTTTTCGGCTAACTTCGCAGCATCGATCACAGGTCGGGCCAGCAAATCCACATTTCCCGAAAACTGGCCAGTCATCTGCTTGCCGAGCGCCTCAAGCCGCGACGAACTCAACTGACTACGCAACGACTCAATCGCCGTGTTATGCTTGCGTTCGATGGCTTCACGCTGCGCCGCGTAGTCCTGATACTGACCGAGGAGTTTCTCGAGCTTTTTGCGGTTCTCCTCCTCTTCCTTCCTGTCGATCTCCGCCAGTCTGTTGTCCAGCAACTGCGCAGCCTGCACTCGCTGTGCTGCAGCCTGTGCCGTGATCGTTGTCCGGTCGGCCGAAGACACCTTGGCTCCCGATGCCTTCAACTTATCGTAAAGCGCGAGTCGCTCCTGCTCCTCCTTTTCGATGCGCTGCTTCTCCTTCCGAAAATTCAGCTCGGCCTCGGCTCGCTGCTTGTCGTAGCCATCTTTCATCAGCTCGACAACCTGCTCCTCGACCCGCTGGCGGGCGGCAAGTTCCATGTCCGACAACTTTTCGAGAGACTGCGCTTTCGATTTGTCCGAATCTCCGGTCTTTCCCGTCTTCTTTTTCCCGCCGGTGATAGCTTCCAACTTGTCCTCGTAAACCTTGATTTCCGCCAGTGCAGCATCGTAGTCGGCCTTGTTAGTAAGATCCTTCAGCGCTTTTCGCTTGGCTGCAATCGTATTCTCGAGGTCCTGAACCGAACCCTCAACGACATCGGTCAGGCCGGTTGAATCGACTATCCCCTGCGCCTCTTTCCTCAACTCCTCCGCCTGGCGCAGATAGTCGTCACGCTCGGCTCTTGCCTCGGCCAGCGCCTCTTCTTTCAACCATTGACCATTGGGCGAGTTCTTGTAGCGTTCATTGTCTGAAAAGAATCGGTCAATCCGGCCTCCATATCCCCACCACGTGTTGTAGTCCTGCCATGGCGTGTTCTGGATTTTGTTTACCTTATCGTCTGCTTCCAGCGCTTTGTCCACAAGGCTCTGTTGTTTTGCCTGAAGGAACAGAAGCTGGGTATATTGTTCGGCCTTTGCGGAGAGGGTGTCATACCACTCGGACAACGTTTGATAGTACCCAAACGTCTCTCCGTATTTGGAGTTCAGCTCGTCGATCTTCTGCCGTTCAGCATCCTTCGTACCGTTGAACTCCTTGATCGATGCTATCACAGACATCAACTCAAAACGAGTGCGAGCCGCCGTCTCTTGGGCCTTTTTCTCCAGCTCGTAGGTCTGCGCCATGGACTCGCGCATCTCATCCAACGCACTTTTCCCTCCGACCAGTTCCGAAACCCAGTTCCCAATCTCCTTTCCATACATGACCAGCAGCATGATGCCTGTGGTTAAAGCTGTCTGCCACGAGAAGAGAGACTTGAGAATCTGCTTCCAGACGGGAACTCCCTTTTGCCCAGACTTGACCAGCATGTCGTATTCTTCACGCGCCCGCTGCACGTTGTCGGCGAAGATCGGGAGGTTGTTTGATATGGCCAAGAAGAACATCTGTGGTCCCATGGCCAACGACGGCATCTCACGCGCGATCTGCTGAATCGACATGTTCAGGCCGTTGAAGGTGCTTTGAGCCTTGGCTGCATCTTTAGGGACAAGGGTCGTGTTCTTGGTCGATGTGGAAGCCGATTTGGCGGTCTTTGAGATTCGAGCAAGGTCCGACTCGAGCTCCTCGATCTTCGCCTGCAGGGCCTCGATCATGGCGATGTTATTGCTCTGATCGAGCGTCGGCATAGACGCAACCTGCTGCTGCAGGCGCTGCATCTCCTCGCGCAACGTCGCAATGACAGCTTGCGTCTTCGACGCATCCTGCTGCACGGAGTCGAGCCCGGACTCAACCTCCGCCATGCCCGACTTCGTCCTATTCTTGAGCAGGAACTCTATTTCAACAGGCTCACTCATTCTTCAACTTTGTTTGAAAAAATCCCATCAGATTATTCTTTGCCGGTTTCTTCTTCACATAGCGCGGGGCATCAGCCAACATAATGCGCAGCGCTTGATAGTTCACCTTCCAAAGGATGTACTTAACATTCCATCCTGTCGCAGCAGCTATCTGCCAAACGACCCCAAAGAGGCTATGAGACCCTTCGTACTTGGTCTTTAACTCCTCTTTTTTCTTCCCCTTTGCACCTTTTGGGGCGGGCTCATCCTCGATCTCATCGGATTGACTACCTCGATCGATTTGATAATATTCGTAAAAGAGTGCGTTTGCAGCAGCTTACCGAACTCAACGTTTGCCATCGACAAATACTCGGGAGGTAAGCAAATTCGAACCAGCCATGCCATTGGCACGACGAATATAGCTCCAGACCATAGTCCTCGACAGACCATCAACGCGATCATACGAGAAAGTTTCCGCCCGTGCTCGGCTACAAACCGAAGCGCCTCATCATTGGAAAAGGCTTCAATCTCTTCGAACGTATACCCGATTTCTCGATACAACTTAGAGTATCGGATCAATCCACCCAAATAGGGCCTCTTCATCGTCAGCCGCACTTCACGGCCAAAGATTTTGAAAAAAGGCAGCGAAATCCCCGCGTCAAGCAGGGCATCCGCCGCCTTAATCTCGAAACTGTGCGGTTTCATCACCCCTCCATTACTTCACCGGTCGGATAGGTAATCGTATAAGGAGCTTCCTTCTCATCGTCCGGAGTCATGATCGTGAACTCGAAGTGGATCTTGAACACATCCGAATATCCGAACGACCCTTGAGGTTTTGCCACCAATGATGCCTTGGGGATGCTGATCACCACGCCATCCGCAGTCGTGATCTCCAGCGGACCCTCTTCGATGATCGTTTCCGTGGGTGCCGACCATTTGTCCTCTGTTTCGTTGAGCGTTCCGCCAAGTGCAGCCTGAAGATTTTTCGGGATAAGCTGAATCAGATCCCCACTCAACACATCGGACCCCGGGCTGCTAACGAGTCGTTTGAAAGGCGCCCGCCGCTTCTGGGCCGCCCAGATGTCTTCTGTGCTGATGTTGTCTCCGCCCCACTCGATCGAATCGTCGCTGATATAGCCCCAGACCGTTCCTTTGAACGTGAACTGATGCAGGCCATATATTGCGCCGTCATGCAATGTTGCCATATTAAAGAATCTGTTTAATGAGTTGAACAATCGTTTTCAGCGGGTTCGTTTTGGTCAGCAACGACGCTGCGGTTCCACCCGCAAGGAACCCGAACAGGAGCCACCAGTGCCATGTTGCCGGAGACTTCCGGGTTGTCTGGACCACCTGCATGGTTCCCGACCGTGCGTTGCTCAAGGAATCGAGCTGCCTGTATTTTGCACGTTCGGCGATGAGAAGCTGGGCCAGCGAATCAATTACTTCCCGTTGTCGGAACACCTGGCTCTCGAAGTAAACGCATCGGCGGGCTATACTATCACATTTGCCCGTGACGACGATGTTATCCCCGCGCCGTTCCGCCTCAACCGACGCCCGACCAGAGTGCGTTCCGTACTTCGCCCCCTCAGGGAGATTAAGGAGGTTCTGTGTCGGAATCTCCAGCGAGGTCTGCTCGCTCGGAATCGACTCCGCAAACAGATGCTTCGTCGTCAAGACGTCCGTCTGCGTCTGCTGCACATTGTGCCGCTGCTCGTCGAGAGTTGCGGCTGCGACCTCCTCGGCTCTTTCGGTCTGACGCGCCTCCTGCAAGGACTCCTCCTGCAAGGTTGACGTCGTTCTGCTGGTCGCGCAGGATACCAGAAGCATCATGAGCAGGAGCAGAAGAGGTGTTTTTCTTGACTTTTCCATTCTCTTTCTTGCTAAAATTCCTCCGGAGGTTCTCGACCTCACGGGTCAGTTTGTTGAGTTTCTCGATCATCTCTTGCTGATTGGCCTTCAGCTCGGCATTCTCGCGTCGCAGATGGACATTCTCGCTGAGGATCTCCTTGTTCTCGGTTGACAACAGGTTGATGGAAGCCTGCATCTCCGAAAGGAAGTCGTTATTCCTCTTGCGGCGGGAAACGAACCACGTAACGACGGAGCTGATCACCGGGAGGAAGACGAGCAGGATGTCTTTGATTACAGGCCATCTTTCCATTGTTCTGTCGCTTTACACGCGCTCAATCATCCGAGCGATATCAGAGATCAAGTCGGCGTAGGTTGTCGGGTCTGCCGTGCAGTAGCCGGCCTTGGCGATCTCATAGGCGAATCGGGTCACATCGTTTCGATACGCCATCGCCGAGGCATAACGTTTGGCCGAGAGGACCTTCGCGTGGTCCCGGATGCCATCCTCCAGCGTATCGTAGTCGCGAAACTCCCGATCGACTTCGTACCGGTATCGCCCGTCCGAGGATCGGGTAATCGAATAGACCTTATCGAATCGGCCGCCCTGATACGCATCGTCGAAGTATTCGAACGTGCGAACCGTCTGCCGTTTTCCCGTCCATTTGTCGCCGGCCGTGATCCCGAAGAGGTTGTTGCCAATTGCCGAATCGCCCCATCCGCTTTCGAGCGCGGCCTGCGCCGCCACGAACAGGGGATTCAGTCCTGTCTCGGCGCAGACCCGCTCGATGGCCGGATAGTATTTGCGTTTGAACTCTGCCGGTTTCATACTACTCGACATTCGACAGAGCTGCCGCCAGAGCATCCGCCTGCTCTTCGGTCAGCGATTCGATCTTCTTGGTTGCGCTCGGGACGCCGCCGTTGCTTGCGATGGGTGCGCCGATCGACTCCAGAGCGACGCGCACTGCTGCCAACGGATACTCCTTCTCGCGGAACTTCACAACCTTCGGAGTCTCGCCTTCGCTTTTAGAGTCGTTGTCCGGAGCCTCCGGCTCGTTGACATCAGGAGTCGAAACCTCAACAGACTTCACGGAGCAGAGGCCTCGCTTCAGCAGGTCGTTGATACGCTCCACGGACTCCTCGTTGAGGGAGAACTCCTGACCCACCTGACGAAGTGCCTTCGTCTCGACATCCTTGAACATCTTTTCTACTTTCAGATTCAGTTTCATCGTATTTGTGTTTTAATGGTTTAACCTTCCAGAACGTCAGCTCGGCAGTCGAGCAGCGTGACCAGTTCGCCCCATGCGATCTGCGTGTCGGCCTTCATCAGCATCTTGATGAAGTAGAGCTCGCCGTTGGCCTGCACCTTGTCGACCTGCAGGCAGTTGTAGTCGTCCGCGAGATTACAGCCGGCGTAGAGATTCGAATCCGTGCCCAGCGAGCAGAGTGGAAAACACGGTAAAATTGACCCAGTAGGGACGGATGAAATTGACCCGGTAAAAACGGCTTAAATTGACCACCTTAAAACGGTCGAAAGTGA